TTTTGCAGGAGAAGATCATGAACTGGTTTGGCCGCAAGGCCGCGCAGCATGTTGCGCGGCCCGCTTTATCGCGGGTGTATGGGAGTTGGAGTGCGCCAGCGCCGATGACGTGGGAGGCACAGGTTCGCGAGGGCTATTTGGCCAATGCGATCGTGCAGCGGGCGGTGCGGCTGGTCGCCGAGGCTGCGGGCAGCGCGCCGCTGGTGGCGAGCGATCCGGCGTTGGCGGCACTTGTTGCTGCGAACTCGGGCGGGCAGGGGCTGGTGGAGACGCTCGCGTCGCAGCTGCTGCTGCATGGCAATGGCTATGTGCAGATTCTGGTCGATGGCGCGGGGGCGCCGGCCGAGCTGTTTGCGCTGCGTCCCGAGCGGGTGACGGTTGAGGCCGATGCGCGCGGGTGGCCGGTTGCCTATCGCTACAAGGCAGGCGGGAGCGGCGTGGTGCTGCCTGCCGAGGATGACGCGGGGCGGGTGGCGGTGGTGCATGTGAAGGCGCTGCACCCGCTCGACGATCATTATGGCGCGGGGTGTTTGGGCGCAGCGTCCGGCGCGATCGCGGCGCATAATGCGGCGGCGAAGTGGAATGCGGCGCTGCTCGACAATGCGGCGCGGCCTTCGGGCGCGCTGGTCCACGATCCGGGCGATAAGGGGATGCCTTTGTCGGCCGAGCAGGTCGACCGGCTGCGCGAAGAACTGGCGGAGAGTTTTGCGGGCGGCGCGAATGCAGGGCGCCCGCTGCTGCTCGAGGGCGGCTTGCGGTGGCAGCCGCTGTCGCTGTCGCCCGCCGAGATGGATTTCCTGGCGCTGAAGGATTCGAGCGCGCGCGAGATTGCGATGGCGTTCGGGGTGCCGCCGATGCTGCTCGGGCTGCCAGGGGATGCGACCTATGCCAATTATCGCGAGGCGAACCGGGCGCTGTGGCGGCTGACGGTGCTGCCTTTGTGCGCGAAGATTTTGGGGGCGGTGGCGCAAGGTTTGGCAGGGTGGTTCGCAGAGGCTGAGCTGCGCGTCGATCTGGATAAGGTGCCGGCGCTAGCCGAGGACCGGATGGCGTTGTGGCGCGAGGTGTCGGCGGCAGACTGGCTGACAGCGGATGAGAAGAAGACGCTGTTGGGGGTGGGATAGCACTGGCCGCGACGCCCTCCCTGCTGCGACTAGCGGGCAAGCCGGCAAGTCTTGCTGCCTTTCCCCCAAAGGGAGAGGCGAAAACAAGGAAGACATCATGGAAGAGGAAGAAGCGCTGGCGCGTTTGATCGCGCTGGCCGGGACGAGTGCGCCCGATGCAGCTTTGCTGCGCGCAGTGGTCGAGGAGGCGAGCGAGTTGGGGGCGCGGCGGGCGCTTGCGCGGCTTGGCCTCGCCGACGAAGCGGCGCGCGACGATATGAGCGATTTGCGGCAGCTGCTCGGCGCGTGGCGCGATGCGAAGACGAGTGCGTGGAAGGCGGCGGTCGACTGGGCGGTGCGGTGCGGGCTGGCATTGTTGGTCGTCGGGCTGGCGATGAAGCTGGGGCTGCCGGGGTTGTTGCGGTGAGGGGGGCAATAAATAGGGACAGTCCCCATTTAATCGCACCCGCTGTCCTCAGCGGCCCGGACCATTCCAAATTAAATAGGGACTGTCCCTATTTATTGCGGTTCGCGGGCTATGCCTCGGTGTTCGACCGGGTCGATCGCGGTGGCGATGTCGTGCGGGCGGGAGCCTTTGCCGCGAGTTTGCGGGCGCGGCGCGCGGTGCCTTTGCTGTGGCAGCATCGGCCGGGCGCAGTGATCGGCGCGATCGAGACATTGGCGGAGGACGCCCGCGGGCTGCGCGTGGTGGCGCGGGTGACGCATCCGACCGCAGCGGCGCTGGTCGCGCGCGGGGCGCTGAGGGGATTGTCGTTCGGATATCGGGTGACTGCTTCGCGCGGGAAGGGCCCGCGCGAGTTGCTGGCGCTCGACCTGGCTGAGGTGAGTTTGGTGGCGATGCCCATGCAGCGGCTGGCGCGGGTGATTGCGGTGGACGTTGGTGGTGAGTGCGAGGTCGTCTCACCCTCTCCCAGCTTCGCCTAGGCAGCAAGCAAGCTGCCAGGCCTGCGCACCCCTCCCCCGTCGAGCGGGAGGGATTCAATTTTCGGGTGAAGGAGTGACAAGCATGGATAATATGGAAGTGAAGGCCGACGCGTTGGACGGCGCGTTCGATGCGGTGCTGGCGGCCGAGGCAGTCGATGAGTTGAAGGCGTCGGTGGCGGCGCTGAAAGCGCAGGTCGATGCGCAGACGGTGGCGGCGTCGCGCTTGCCGCTCGACGGGGCGAAGGCGGCCGATCCGGCGCGCGATGCCTTTGTCGAGCGTTACCTGCGGCGCGGGATCGACGCGGGGGTCGAGATGAAGAGCCTGTCGGGCGCGACCGGCGGTGAAGGCGGTTTTGCGGTGCCGCGCGAGATCGATGGGGCGATTGACGAAACGCTGAAATCGCTGTCGCCGATCCGGTCGATTGCGACGGTCGTGCAGACGGGGACGAGCGGGTATCGCAAGCTGATCGCGACGGGATCGATGGGTGCGGGCTGGGTCGGCGAAACCGCCCCGCGGCCCGAAACCGCGACGCGCAGCTTTGCCGAGATCGCGCCGCCGTCGGGCGAGCTTTACGCCAATCCGGCGGCGAGCCAGGCGATGCTGGACGATGCGATGTTCAACGTCGAGGACTGGCTGGCCGAGCAGCTCGGCCGCGAGTTCGCGGTCGCCGAGGGCAGCGCGTTCGTGAGCGGCAATGGCACGAACCGGCCGAAGGGTTTCCTGACCTACATGACGACGAACGAGGTCGACAGCGTGCGCGCGTTCGGGACGCTGCAGCATCTGGCGACGGGGACGGCGGGCGCCTTTCCGGCGTCGAACCCGCAGGACAAGCTGGTCGAGCTGGTCCATTCGCTGAAGGCGCCGTATCGGCAGGGCGCCTGCTGGGTGATGAATTCGGATACGCTCGCCCGCATCCGCAAGTTCAAGACCAGCGACGGCGCCTTCATCTGGCAGCCGGGGATGGTCGAGGGGCAGGCGGCGACGCTGCTGGGTTATCCGGTGGTCGAGGCCGAGGACATGCCCGACGTCGCGGCGAACAGCCTGTCGGTCGCATTCGGCAATTTCCGCGCCGGTTACCTGATCGCCGATCGCGGTGAGACGCGCATCCTGCGCGATCCGTTCAGCAACAAACCCTTTGTGCATTTCTATGCAACCAAAAGGGTCGGCGGTGCGATCATCGATTCGCAGGCCATCAAGCTGATGAAGTTCGCCGCCAGCTGATCTGGCGCGCGATGGGCGCCCGGCCCGTTCTTCCCTTTCGGGCGGACCGGGCGCTTATTTCCCCCTATTGATATTGGAAAGGATGGCCCCGCCATGCCGACCCTCTTTTTCGCCGATCTGGTGCGCGAGCTGTGCCAGGATGGCGGGACCGGGCCACTGATGCCGACCGGCGCAGTGCCCGGCCATCGCCGATTTCTGGGGATCGTCCCGGTGGGCGATCCCTTTCATTATGCCGTCGCCGGCGTTGCCCAGCCCGCGCAGTGGGAAGTTGGCGTCGGCCGGATCGACGGGGCAGGCAGGTTGCTGCGCGACAGCGTCGCGGCCTCGTCCAACGCGGGCGAGCTGGTCGATTTCGCGCCGGGGCTGAAGACGGTCGCGCTGACCGTCGCGGCCGAATGGTTCGCGGCGCAGGATGCAGCGGGCGACGATGTGGCCGAAGCCCTGGCGGCAAAGCAGCCGCTGTCGACGGCGCACGCGGCGGCGGCGGCGGGAGCGGCGGACGACCGGGTGACCGTCATGCGAGGCGAAGGCTGGGTGAATATCCCGCTGTCGGTGCTCGCCTTTCGGGGCGGCGACGGGCGCTACGTGCTGGACGGTCCGATCGGACTCCAGAATGGCAGCGCCGCGGCGCCCGCGATCGGCTTTGCGGTGGACCCCGACACCGGCGTTTTTCGGGCAGGCGCGGACGCGATCGGCATCGCGACCGATGGTGCCGAGCGACTGCGGTTGTCGCCGTCGGGGCATGTCGGCATCGGGACGAACGCGCCGGCGGTGCGGTTGCACGTCGAGGCTGGCGCTGCGGGTGATGTCGCGCGTTTTGGCGTCGCGGGCGGGCAGGCGCTTTATCTTTACGCCGACACCGGCTTTGCCGGGCTGTTCAACGTTGCGGGCGCGGGACCGGGCCGGGATGGACTGCGCATCGGCAGCGACTTTTTCGCGCTCGATACGGATGCGACCGAAAGATTGCGGATCGACGGCGCGGGCAATGTCGGAATCGGTACCGTATCGCCCGGCAACAGCGGCGGGTTCAATCGCCAGCTCCAGATCCAGGGCGATTATCCCTGTGTGACGTTGAGCGGCAATGCGGCCGCGCGCAGCTATAGCATCGGCGTCAACGGTGGCGGTGGTTTCACCATTTGGGACAATGTCGCGAACGCGTCGCGGCTGCTGCTGGCGGCAAATGGCAATTTGGGCGTCGGCCCCTTCACCGGAGCGCCGAGCGTCCGGTTGCATGCGGTGTCATCGGGCGAAATCCTGCGCCTGGAAACGACGCAGGCGCGCGGCCTCGGCGGATGCGCGCAATATTGGTACGACGGCGCCGGTGCGAAAGGCTATTTCGGTTACGCGTCGCTGTTCAACGACCAGCTCTATCTGGTGAACGGCATGAATTCGCCCGTGATATTGGGCACGAACAATATCGACCGCTGGCAGATCACGGCGGCGGGCCATTTCCTGCCGATGACCGATAACGTTCTGGATGCCGGCCATGCGTCGGCGCGGATCAAGACCATCTATCTCGTCAACAGCCCGTCGGTGACATCCGACGCGCGCGAAAAGACATGGCGCGGTGTGCCCGATGCGGCCGAGATGCGTGCGGCGAAGCGGATCGTCGCCGAGCTTGGCTTCTATCAGTGGAACGACGCGGTCGTGGCGGAGGGCGCCGACAGCGCACCCTATCATTTCGGCGTCCGCGCGCAGGCGGTCTGGGGGATCATGGCCGAAGAAGGACTGATCGCGCCGCTCGATGCCGAGGGAAGGCCCGGCGCCATGCCCTATGCCTTTCTGTGCTGGGATGAATGGGAGGACGGCGACGAAGTGCGCGATCGTTTCGGTATCCGCACCGACCAGCTGGCGCTGTTCCTGATCGCCGCGCAGGAGACGCGGCTTGCCGCGCTGGAGGCGGCCGCGTGATGGGCGGGTCGGCTTTGGCATCGCGCGCGGTCGGCGACACGGCGCCGCGCGATCTGGCGAGCGAATGGGGCGGGCCCGAGCCGTCCACCCCACGCGGCACGGTGCCGATCGCACGCGAACCCGGCCGCCGCGTGACGCCGCGCAAACCATAGAGAGAGGAGCAGCCATGGCGATGGTGGTGAAGGATCCCGATGCACGGATCGATTATGAGTTTGATTGGGCGGCCGCCTATCCCGACGGGCAGGCGGTGGTGGCGAGCGGTTGGACGATCGCGCCGGACCGGAACAACGGGATTGAGGTGGCCGCCGCGGCGCACGACCTGACCCGGACGACCGCGACGCTGGCGGGCGGCGTCGTCGGCCATGTCTATCGCGTCACCAACCGGGTGACGCTGAGCGACGGGCAGATCGACGAGCGATCGATGACGGTGCGGGTGGAGGAACGGTGATGGCGGAAAGTCTGGTGCCGGGCGACGTCCCGGTGAGCCTGAACGAAGCGCGCGGCTGGTTGCGGCTGGGGGCGACGACCGACGACGCCGTGGTCGCAGGACTTGTCCGCGCGGCGACCAACATCTGCGAAGCCTTTATCGGGCAGTGGCTGGTCATCCGCGCGGCCGAAGAGGTTTTGCCGGTCAAAAACGGCACGGCCCAGCTCGGCGCGCGGCCGGTGGTCGCGATTTACGGCGTAACCCTGTTGTTGCCGGGCGGCGATGAGTCCCTGTTGGGTGATGGCGATTATCTTGTGTCGATGGGGCGCGACGGTACCGCGCGGGTGACGCCGGGCGACGCGCGCGGCGCGGCGCGGGTGCGCGTCGCCTATCGCGCGGGCATCGCCGAGGACGCAAACGGGATTCCCGAAGCGATCCGGCAGGGCATCCTGCGCATGACGCAGCATCTGCATGAGGCCCGCGACGGGGCGGGCGCGGCGCCGCCAGCGATGATCGCGGCGCTGTGGCAGCCGTGGCGGCGGCTGACCCTGGGGGGCGGGCAATGACGAGCGCGGAGGGCGCGGTGCGCGCGCGGGCGATCGAGCTGCTCGCGCGTGACGACACACTGACGGCGATGGTGCATGGGATATTCGACGGCACGCCGCCACGGGCAAGCGCACCCTATGTCGCGGTTGGTACCGCAGACGGCGTTGATTGGGGGACCAAGGACCGGGTGGGACGCGAAATCCGCCTGACGCTGACATTGGTCGGCGTCGGCAGCGGGATAGACGACAAGGCCGCGGCGCGCGTCGAGGCCGTCGTCACCACCTTGCGCGGCCCGGCCGGCGGCTGGTCGGTGGTCGGCGCGCGCGCGATCCGCACACGCTTTGCCTTTGCGCGCGATGGCGGCTGGCGCCATGAAATCGTCGTGCGGTGCCGCTGTTTGGCGGGGTGACCCTTACTCGCCCGGCATCGTGTTCGTGGACTTATAGTCTTTGAACTTGTCGGTGAAATTGGCGTGGTAATCGTCGATCTGCATATCGGCGTCTTCGCCCGCGATTTTTTCGGAATCGCCGCCCGATCTGCCCAGCGCGACCACCGCCTTGCGGAACGCGTCGCGCTCGGTCGCACAATTCGACTTCACCTGCATTTCATATTCGGCCTCTTCCATCTTGGCCTCGAGCGCCTTCTTCATGTCGGTGCGCAGGCACTTGGTGAAGGCGGCGCGCGTGGTGTCGACCGTCGCTGAAGGCGACTGCGCCATGGCGACCAAAAGCAATGTGGTGATCAGCATCCTGCGACTCCCCGTTAGCAGTGTTTTTTTCCCCGAGGAGATTAGACGATGGCAATTGAAAATGGGAGCGATTTTCTGCTCAAGATCGGTGACGGCGAAGCGCCGCCCACCTATCGCACGGTGGCGGGGCTGCGCACCACGCAGATGTCGGTGAACGGCGAGGCGGTGAACGTCACCACCAAGGATTCGGGCGGGTGGCGCGAGCTGCTGTCGGGCGCGGGCGTGCGATCGGTTTCGGTGAGCGCGGCGGGTATTTTTACGGGATCGGATGCCGAAGTGCGGCTGCGCGGCCATGCGCTTTCGGGCGTCATCGACGATTATGAGCTGAGCTTTGAAAGCGGCGAGCGGATGCGCGGGCGTTTCCTGGTCACGCGGCTCGATTATGCCGGCGATTATAATGGCGAGCGCAATTATACGCTGAACCTGGAATCGAGCGGCGCGGTGCTGAGCCTGTGAGCGGGGCGAACGCGCTCCGCGGCGAGGCGGAATTGCGCATCGGGGAACGGCCGCATGTGTTGCGCCCGAGTTACGCTGCGCTGGTTGCGGCGGAAGCCGAACTCGGGCCGCTGTTCGCGCTGGTCGAGCGCGCGGCGGACGGGCGGCTGGGGTTGGGCGAGATGGCCTCGCTGTTCTGGCATTGTGTGGCGCATCGGCCCGAGACGCTGACGCGCGAAGCGGTCGGCGAAGCGGTTGTCGCCCAAGGGGTGGCGGCGGTGACCCCGGCGCTGCGCACGCTGCTGGGGCAGATATTGCAGGGAAGGTGAGGTGGCGGTCGATCGGCTGGGGCCTGCGGCGATCAAGCTGGCGGGCGTGATGGCGCGCGTTGCGGGGTGGCGGCCGGGCGAGTTTTGGGCCGCGACACCCGCCGATGTTCGCACGGTGCTGGCGGGCTGGGCCGAGGCCGATTCCACAGCGTGTTTGGACAGTGCGGCGCTGGCGGCGATGATGGAGAGATTTCCCGATGGGTGACGAGGTCGACGAAATGGTGGTCGCCGTGCGCGCCGACACCGGCGCGTTTCGGCGCGACATTGCGGCGCTGCGCGCCGAGTTGGGCGGGCCGCTGGTTGCGGAGGCCGATCAGGCGGGGCGTGCGATCGAGCGGGCGCTGTCGCGGGCAATCGTCAGCGGCAAGATGGGGTTCGAGGATCTGAAGCGGCTGGCGCTGTCGGTGATGGCGGATATTGCGCGCGCAGCTATTTCGAACGGGATCGGCGCGGCGCTGGGCGGCGGGTCGGGGGGGAGTGGGAGCGGCAATCTGCTCTCGCTCGGCACCTCGATCGCGATGGCGCTGTTCGGGGCGCCGGGGCGGGCGACGGGTGGGCCGGTGAGTGCGGGGCGCGCCTATCGCGTCGGCGAGCGTGGGCCCGAGCTGTTCGTCCCGACCGCGAGCGGGCGGATCGAGGCGGCTGACGGCGGGGGGGTGCGCAATATAGCGATCACGGTAAATGTCCGCGGCGAGGCGGGGAGCGAGCCGCAGCGGCTGGCGCAAACCGGGCGGCAGCTGGCGCGCGCGGTGCGGCGGGCCGTGGCGAGCGGAGAGGATTGATGGGCTGGGCTTTGGTGGCGGCGGCCGAACCGCATCATCGCAAGGGCTGGCTCAAGCGGTTCGATCCGCGTTTCTGGACGGTCGATTTTGCGCGGCCGATGATGGCGTGCGTGACGAGCGATACGCCTAGGGCGCTGCGTGTCGACACGGTTTTCTATCGGAAGCGGGATCTGGCCGGGCTGATATGGGAGGCGGGGGATCGCTGGGACCATCCCTTGCTGGCATATGAGACGAAGCGCGATTTTCGGCATACCCAGCTGACATTCCGGTGGCGGTCGGGCGGGGTGAAGCCGCTCGATGCCTTGCACGGACCGACCTTGACGATCGAGGGGCGAGATGCGGGTGGGGCGCCGCGCGCCTGGTATGTACGGCTGTGGAATTATGCCGAGGGGACGGGGGAGGACGCGCTCGTCAGCCTGGATTTCGATGCGCTCGATGGCGGTTTTACGTTGCCGGGCGAGGCCGACCCGGTGTGGGCGGGCGACATCGACCGGATGTTCATTTCGCTGGTGCCGCCGACTTATGATGGCGGCGACGGCGTGCTGGCAGCGCCGGTCGCGGGCTGGGCCGAGATGCGCGACATCGCCTGCTCGGGTTCGGGATCGGTGCTGGCGATCGGCGATGTGATGATGCCCGAGCACGGGTTGGGGATGACCAACGGCTATGACGATGTTTATCACCTGACCCCGGCGCGCGTAGTGCGACAGATGGTGCAGCTCGGCTATCGCGGCGACGTCGTGCATTATGTCGGGATGAGCCATTATATGCGGCTCGAGGCGTCGGGCGGCGGCTTTGCTGCGAGCCTGGCGGGCGGGGGGCTCAATGCGCCGTGCGCGGCATGGCACGCGGGGTTTGCGGCGGCGTGCCGCGATGCGGGGCTGGGGGTGATCTGGTCGCTGTCCTATGAGCTGTTCGATGCCTATTGCCGGGAGGACTGGAAGCAGCGGGCGAGCGATGGGTCGCCCGCGCTGACCGGGTGGGAGCCGCCGTCGACCCTGCTGTCGCCGGCGAACGCGGCGGCGATGGGCTATTTGCAGCTGGTCGCAAGGGCCTTTGTCGCGATCGCGGCGGCGGCGGGGCTGCCGCTGAAATTCCAGGTTGGCGAGCCGTGGTGGTGGATCGCGAGCGGAGGACGTCTCTGCGCCTATGATGCGGCGACGGTGACGGCCTTGGGGAGCGCAAGCGTGCCGATTGCCGATGTGCGCGGCGCATTGAGTGCGCCGCAACTGGCGATGCTCGACGCGCTGGGTGCCCTGCTCGCAGGATCGACCGCGGCGCTGGTGGCGGCGGCGCGCGACGAAGCGGGGACGGCGGGGCTGGTGAGCCATTTGCTCGTTTATCTGCCGACGGTGCTCGATCCGGCGGCGCCCGCGGTGCGGCGCGCCAATGTGCCGTTGGGGTGGGCGGCACCGGCGTTCGATGTGCTGCAGCTCGAGGATTATGACTGGGTGACCGGCGGGCGCGGGGCCGAGACGGCGAGTGCGCGCGCAGCGATGGTGCTGCGGCTGGGCTATCCGATTGCAGAGCAGCATTATTTTTCGGGCTTCGTGCTGGCGGCGGAGGATCGCGCGCAGTGGGCGGCGATCGCCGCGGCAGCCGATGCGGCGCGGCGCGCGGGGGTCGCGCGAACCTTTGTCTGGGCGCTGCCGCAAGTGGCGCGCGACGGCTTTGTGACGTTCGACGGGGAGGATGATGTGCAGGCTTTCGATGCGGTGGATTTCCCGCTGGCGATCGGGCGTGAGGCGATGGTCGCGACCGAGTTTTCGACCCAGATCGTGAGCTCGCCGTCGGGGCACGAACAGCGTGCGACCGAATGGGCGGAGGCGCGAATGCGCTACGACGCGGGGCCGGGCATAGGATCCGAGGCCGATGTGCGGACGCTGATCGACTTTTTCCGGGCGCGGCGCGGGGCGGCGCGGGCCTTCCGGTTTCGCGATCCGTTCGACGGCAGTTCGGCGGTGGATGGTGCATTGCCGACCGCGGGTGATCAGATGCTCGGGGTTGGCGACGGCGCTCGGCGGCAGTTTGCGTTGGTGAAGCGATATGGCGCGGGCGATGCCGAGCAGGTGCGCGCGATCCGGCTCCCGGTGGCGGATAGCGTGCGCGTGTCGGTCGACGGGCTGGAGACGGCGGGATTCCAGGTGACCGAGGAAGGCGCGGTGCTGCTCGATGTTGCGCCCGCGCCCGGGATCGCGGTGCGCGCGGGCTTTTTGTTCGATGTGCCGGTACGCTTTGCCGACGATAGGCTGGAGGTGAGCCGCGCGACCTTCCTCGCGGGCGAGATGGCGAGCGTGGCGTTGGTCGAGGTGCGGGCGCCATGGTGATGCTGACCGCGCCGGGCTGGCTGCGCGAGGAGCTGGTGACGCTGGCGTGGTGCTGGCGGCTAGCGCGGCGCGACGGCGTTGTCGTCGGGCTGACCTCGCACGACCATGATCTGATGGTCGGCGGGACGATATATCGCGCGGCGCCGGGGATGAAGCCTTCGGCACTCGAGACGAGCGATAGCCTCGATGTCGGGACGATGGACCTGGAGGGCGCAGTCACGAGCGACGCGATTGCGGCGCGCGACCTCGACGCCGGGCGGTGGGACGGGGCGGAACTGGAGCTGTTCGTCACCGACTGGAGCGCGGCGGATGGCGCGCCGGTCATAGTGGCGCGCGGGTCTTTGGGGGCGATAGAGCGGCGCGGGACGGCGTTCGCGGCGGAGTTGCAGGGCGTGACGCGGCCGCTCGACCGGCCGGCGTGCCCGGCAACCTCGCCGTCGTGCCGCGCGGTGCTGGGCGATCGGGCGTGCCGGGTCGATTTGGCGCCGCTGACGCATCCGAGGCGGGTCGTGGCCGTCGACGGGCGCACCGTGACGCTGGATGCCGCCGCGCCCGGAATGGCGTTCGGCGAGCTGATGTGGATGGAAGGCAGCAATTGCGGATTGGCTAGTCCGGTGATCGCGGGCGAGGCGGCGGTGCTGCATCTGGCCGAGGCGCCGGCGTTTGCGGTTGCGGAGCCGGTCCGCGTGCGATTGGTCGAGGGATGCGACAAACGGCTTGCGACGTGCCGCGACCGCTTCGCGAACGCCGCCAATTTTCGCGGCGAGGCGCATTTGCCCGGCAATGATTTGCTGACGCGTTATCCCGGTGGATGAGCTGGGAGCGCGAGCCTTTGCGGCGGCGCGGGCTATGGTGGGGGTGGCGTTCCGGCCGCAGGGGTGCGACCCGGCGACCGGGCTCGATTGTGTGGGGCTGGTTTGGGCGGCCTATGCAGCGGCGGGGTGCATGTTGGAACGGCCGCGCGGTTATCCGCTGCGCGGCTGGTCGCGGAATCACGTCGAAGCAGGATTGGTACAAGCGGGCTTCGCGCCGAGCGAGGGCGACGCGCGCGAGGGCGATGTGGCGCTGATCGCCTATCCGGCGGGGCAGTTCCATTTGATGATATTGGGGCGCACGAGTTTCGTCCATGCGCATGCCGGGCTGCGGCGCGTGGTCGAGACGCCGATCGATGACGGCTTGCAGGGCTTCGAATGGTGGCGATTGCCA